CCGGTGGCATCCTTGTGCCTTCCAGCAGCATTGCGGTTGGGGGACAGCGCGCTACGGTTACTCCGGGTATGTTGGGAGTAGCTCTCAGCACGACGGTCACAGGCCAAGGCGCGACGGCCGCGAGCGGTTCCCTGGCGCCTGCGAGTACGCTCGCACTGTCAGGACAACCCGCGAGTCTTACCGGCGGGACCGTCATCCCCGCAATGGCGGCGCCCCTCAGCGGGCTGATCTCGACAGCCGCCCTCGGAATCCTCACACCTGCGCTATCCGGGGCGATTGGCGGTCAAGGCGCCATTCTTACTCCTGGGGTGGTAGCACCGAATACGGATATAGCGCTCAGCGGACAGCCCGCACTCTCTGGCGTCGGCACATTGAGTGTGAGTGGCGATGTCACGGTCGCGCTGACAGGTCAAATGCTCAGCCTTGCGGCGGGCACGATAATCCCGAGCAGTATAGATACGGGCATTACGCAGCCTGGTCCACTCGATTGGCCGCCGGATCGCATTGCGGATACCGCGTTCCGACGCAAGAAGAAGCGTCGACTGCGCGAGATTGAGCAACCGGCACACCCGGTCGACCCGATCCGGGTTGGAGCACTCGGTGCGACACCGATTCCGCCGGCCAGGACCTACGACTTCCGCTCCCTCGTAGAACTCTCCGGTAAGTCCGTAGAAGCCTCTCGCGTTGAGGTCGATCAGGAGATCGCGCGATTGTTGGTCGAGCAGCAGGAGCGCGATGACGAGGAAGCGATGACCTTGATTCTCGCTGCTCTGGAAGATTGATTTCTTGAGTGCCGCCGGCTCCTAACGGGCGATTCGGTTTGCAGTGACTGTCATCACTGCACGTGCCAGCGACGTCACGGCTGATTCGTAAATCTCACGAGACGAGGAATGTATGGCTGCTATTGAAGAGCTGGTCGGTGACCGTGCGCGCGATGAAAAAGGGCGATTTGTAACGGCGACGCCTGCCGAGCCTGAAAAGGCTGAAGCCACGCCACCCCCTGTTCAGCAGAAAGCGGAAAACCCGGAGCCGATTGTCCCGGTCACCGAGCCGCCTAAAGTTGAAACTCCCCCGGTTATTGCCGCCCCTACGGCACCCGCACAACCGGTCGAGTCTCCTGAAACAGCCGCCTACAAGAAAGCGATGCGGGAAGAGCGCGAGAAGCGCCAGGCCCTCGAACGCAAGCTCCAGGAGCTTCAAGCACCCAAACAGCCGGTTGACCCCTGGTCAGACCTGCCGGGCGCTCTGAAGACCACTCAGGAGCAACTCCGTGAGGAGATGTTCCTCGAGCGCTGCAACCTCACCGAGGAAGTGGAGCGCGAGAAACATCCTGACTTTGAAGAAGTGCGTGAGGTGTTTGTCGAGGCGGCCAATGCCAATCCCGCTCTATGGGCGCAAATTCGTCAGGAGAGAAATCCGGCGAAGTTCGTCTATCGCGAAGGTCTGCGCATCAAGGAGCTGAAAGACGTAAACGGTGATTTTACCGCTTACCGTTCCAAGCTCGAAAAAGACATCGAAACCCGACTGCGCGCGGAGTTGGAAGCGAAGTACAAGGCCACACCGGCCGTCCCCACCTCGCTCAACTCCGATGCCTCACCCCCTCCGGTGGAGGTCTACCAAGGCCCCAAACCGCTCAATCAGATTTTACGAAACGCTTCTAGGAGCTAGAAATGGCCGATACCCTTGTTCCCAGTGCATTGCGAGTCAAGCAATGGGACGATAACTATTTCGTGGAGTATATCCGCGGAAACCGACTCGCACGCTACATGGGCACCGACGAGAACGCCATCGTCCAGGTGAAGGAAGTCCTCACCAAGAAGCCCGGCGATACCATCTACTTCGAGCTCATCAACCGACTGGCCGGCGCGGGCAAGAAGAACAACCAGACTCTCCAAGGCTTCGAAGAAGACCTGAGCCAGCGCTCTTGGCCGCTCACGGTCAATCTCTACCGCCACGGCGTCGTGGTGGCGGAGTACGAAGAGCAGGCCACTGCGGTGGATCTGCGCAACGCCGGTAAGGCGGTGCTGATGAACTGGTCGCTCGAGCAGACCCGCGATAGGTTCATTGCCGCTCTGGCGTCTAAGGATGCGGTTGTAGCCGGCGCGAATGGCAATACCTCGGCCTTCCAGACCACGAACGCTACGGCTTTGGGGACCTGGGTTACGGAGAACAAGGATCGGGTGCTCTTCGGCGCGGCCAACTCCAACTGGTCGGCGACCTTCGCAACCGCACTCGGTAACGTGGATTCCACCAACGACAAGCTCACCGCTTCGGCCGTCTCGGTCATGAAGCGTCTTGCCAAGACCGCGTCTCCCAAGATCCGACCCATCAAGGTCAACGGGGATGAGGAATGGTACGTCATGTTCGCAGGCTCCGAGCCGTTCCGCGATCTCAAACTCGACACCAACATCGTGCAGTCCAGGCAGTACGCCCTGGAGCGTGGCACGGACAATCCGCTCTTCACCGATGGCGACATCATCTGGGACGGTGTGATCGTGCGGGAGATCCCGGAATTGAGCCAGAACAAGTGGCTGGCACTCGGTGCGTCCTCGATCGACGTCGGTGAGGTCTATCTGTGCGGTGCCCAGGCCTTGGGCTATGGGCTGGCACAGCGCTGGAACACGCGCACCCAGGAAATGGACTACAAGACCAAGAATGGCATTGCCATCCAACAGATCTACGACGTCGGCAAGATCCAGTTCGGCACGGGAGCTTCCGACACTACCACGCCCAAAGATAACGGCGTCCTTACAGGATTCTTCAGTGCGGTCGGCGACGCCTGATCCACCACTCTAGGAGATTGAGACATGACTGCAAGTACTGTTGCGGTGGCGGCATCGGCTGCGCACCTCATTCCCAAGCCCTACGAGGCTGGGCTTCAAGGCACGACTTTCACGGCCTCCATCGCCACGACTTCTCTCGATGACGTGGGCGATATCGTGGAACTGGGCTACATCCCCGCGGGCGTGACCGTTATCGGGTTCATCGTCAGCACCGCCTCTCTCGCGGCCTCCGCCCTCGTCTACAAGATCCAGTTTGTAGTCGGCGGTACCACGACGGACATCACCACCTCGGTGACGACCGGCTCGGGAGCGGGTTCCGCGTTCTGGGGCATTTCCCCGGCTCCTGTGGTGACCACTGCTGTCACCAAGGTCCAGATCAATATCACGACGGTTGCGACAACCCCGGCGGCGGGCGTGTTTAACCTCACGGTCTTGATGGCCAACGGATGATTCTGGAACTGATCGGCGAGGAGCCGTGGTCGGGGTATTTCTCCGGCTACGGCGCTATCGCTGCCTCACAGGGCTGGTGCAAGGACGTGCCAGCCTCTGTCGCCAAGGGACTGTTGAATTCCGGGAGGTTCCGTGTCCGTCTCATTTCCACTGATGAAGGAACGGATCGCACGCAAGCTGGGAGTGCTGGCGGTGGGCAACAGCCTGTCAGCGGAGGACGGGGACCTGATCGCGGAACGCTGTCTCTCGCTGCAAAAGCAACTGGAAGCGCTCGAGATCGTGACGCTCGACTTCGAGGCCGGCATTGACGAGCTCTACGACGACATCATCAGTGCCATGGTGGCCGCGTTACTCGTCGACGATTTCATGGTCCCTGAGCCGAGGCGCTCCACGCTTGCGCGCGAAGGCATTTTAGGCCTCCCGGCAGCCAGTCCCGCTGAGCGGCAGCTTCGTAAAGTGCTCGCGCCTCTGCGTGTCAGCAAGCCGGTGAGAGCCGAGTATTTCTGATGCCGCAGATTGCATTCGGGGAACAGTCATATCAGCACATCTCGCGCCCGCTATCGTCTCAACGCATGATCAATTCGTATCTGGAGCCTGCGCCACCGGCGGCCAAGACGCCTGCCGGAGTCGTGTGTTGCTTCGGGATCAAGGACTATCTTACGATTGGAACAGGACCGATGCGCGGTGGTCTGCGGGTCAATCAGACGGTCTATGTTGTTTCGGGGGCCAAACTCTATCGAATCTATTCGGGTGGTGGTGTTACAGAGTTGGGGTCTGTCCCTGGCTTCGGTCCCGTCTTCATGGACAGCGATG